ACTGAATCATCTACTAAAGCTGTGATAAGAGGTGGCTCAATAGTAAGTGTGGCTTCATTAGAAACATCTGCTGTTGAGTCAGCTACCACCATATAGACTTTAGTATGTGAAGCAAAACTGATAAAATCTCCACTTTTAAAAGTTCCTGTCATGGCATCTACATTTATTGTTGTATCTCCAACTGCGTGTGTACCATTTACTAAGATAGTGCCACTTGCATCTCCTCTAGCATTTTTTATTTCAGGTGGTGTAATAGTAAAATCTTCTTTTCCTGATCTTTGTTTCATTATGAAAGCCATAAGTTCTCCATAAATGTCTGATCTTTTTCCTGTAATAATCCTAGCTGTAAAACCAAATCTTTGATTATCTACTTGTCTTGATAATTTTTTTCCTGAAATAGACTTTGAAATGATTGTATTTTGAACAGACTTAATACCAAGTGTTTGAAAATCTGCTGTTGATATTGGAAATGCACCACTCATTATACTAACTCACTTCTGCCTTTTTCTGCTAAGGCATTATTAATTATTCCTGTTATTGTACCTCTATTTTCTTGTAAAGCATCACTAAATCCTCTTGAATCTATTGTGTTAATTGTAAAATTTACATTTACTGCTCCACTAGATGTACCTCTAGCTGATTGTGTTATTTGACCTGTGCTGTTAGGAACAAAAACCTCTGCACCTCTTTCTCCTACTAATATCGGCTTTCCTTTCATTACTGCTCCGCCTTGTGCAAAGCTACCCATACTTCCTGAACCACCTGAGAAAAAACTTAACACAGCCTGTTTTTTCATTTCAGATGTTTGTTTTTTCATGGCACTAGCTTTCTTTTCTTCTTTTTCAAGTTGTTTTGCCAAAATCATATCTTTTGCTTTTTGCATCACTAACTCAATGGCTAATCTTAAAGTAATTTCTATAGCCATGCTTACTAATCTAACCATAAAATCTTGTGCTATTCTTTTTAAAGAGTCTCCTAATTTTTCTCCCATAACAACTGCTCTACCCATACTATTAGAAACTTTTGAAATTCCATCGTTTATACTTTCTGCTATAGTCTCTCTTATATTTTCTATTTTCTTTTTAAATTCTTCTATTGACCCTTTATTTAATTCTTCAAATTTTTCTATCATTTTTTGAGTTGCTGATGGAATAGCAACAGATAATTCATGTTCAAATTCATTTATTGGAACTAATATAGCTTCTACTTCTTTTTTATATTTTCTCATTAAAATAGCATTTTCTCTATTAGTATTTCTCATAGAAATATTTTTATCTATTGCTTCTGTTAAACTTTCTGTAATGCTGTCAATTTGGTCGTTCATTACTTTAAATGTAGCCGCAGTAGCCGCTACTGAAGCCGCAACTGCCGCAAGACCTACAACTGATAAACCAGCTAAACCTCTCAATCCAGCAAGAACAGGCACAATAGCTTTTCCTAATGAAATAAAAAAAGCAACTAATTTCAAAGCTATTAAAACTTTAAACAATGTAATTACACCATTAATATTATTTTTTAAAAAAACAAAAATGTTAGAAATACCTTTTACAGCTTTTGCAAGAGTTGTACCAAAACCTATTGCTATTCTTTCAATGCTTTCTGAGTTTTGTACTAAGAATTTATCTAAGTCTCCAAATTCTTTTTTTAACTGAGAAAAAAATCCAGCATCTAATAATACTCTTTTAAAATTAAATACTTTATCTCCAATCATGGATAAAGTACCCTCTAAAGTTTTGGCTAATTCATCTGTTGCTTTACCAAATCTTCCACCTTGACCAAATACTCTTTGAAATGCTTGTGCTGTTGCTTCTATAGATACAGCCGCACCAGCTTGAAAGCCAAGCATATTTCTTACGCCTTTTTCTCTAAATAAATCTGCCGCACCAATACCAGCACTAAATGACCTTTGTATTTGTTCTGCTGTTGTTCTAAAATCTAATCCTGTTACAGCCGCAACATTACCTGTTATCTCTAACATATTTTTTAAATCTTTTGCGTTGTCTGTAATGGTTGCTAATATACCTGAACCTCTTGATATTTCTTCTAATGAAAATGGAACTCTTGATGCAAATTCAGCCATATTATCAAAAGCTTTTGCACCCTCTGTTGTATCTTTAAGTAAAAATTTTAATCTTGTTCTTAAATTTTCAATTTCTTTTCCTGTATTAACTAAGTTTCTTACAACAAGACCAGCACCTAATCCTAAAAAAGCGTTTCTTAAATTAAATACAGCACTTCTTACTTTTGCTAAACCACCTTGCAATCCATTTAATGCTTTAGTAGCTTTATCTCTTGCTATTATATCTATAAAAAGTTTTTGACTTGCCATTATCTATATTTCCTTGCTTATGATCTATCTTTGGTTTTTATACTCATCTTGCTCTTTTTTCAAGTAAGCTATCCAAAGATTAAAATGGCTCATAGGCATATCTAATACTTTTTGAATTGGTAATTTGAGTCTGTCAGCAACCACCAACATATTACGAATGTCAGGGTCGCTATTTACTTTTTTTCAGCTTCCTCTAATGATGAATCTGCAAGTATTTTGTTTGAAATGTTAGCAATAACATTGGAGTCAGCATTTCTTCTTAACTCAAATTTATCTTCTAACTTAAAAGCTTTTTTAAGTTCGCCTTTTTCATCTTTTACTTTGAGTTTCATAACAATCAAATCAACAAGAACATTTAAGTCTTGAAAATTATTTGATTTTTTAAAGATAATGTTTTTTTCTTCAAGTGTTAAAGGCTCAGAATAAAATACTGATGGATTACCAGCTTCATCTTTCCATTCAGGAACTTCAATAATTAAAGTTTGCAGAGTCTCAAAATGAGATTTAACTCTATCTATTACTGACATAAATTATTATGATTCAGTACCTATTGTTAATGCACCTGTGCCTTGAAAAGTTACATTTCTTGAAACAATACCATCTAAAGGCTGTGATACAGACATTCCTGTTATTATACCAGCACCCTCAAATTTTCTGTCTCCTGATGAACTACCCTCAGGTAATAATTTAAAAGTAACACTAGACCCAGCAGTTAATTGTGTTTGAACACTATCTGCTTCGTCAAAGTGCATTTCTAAAGTACCTGAAAATGATGTTCTACCAGCAACAAAACTTTTTGCACCATCTGCCATTTTTGTAGATTCTACAACATCGCCTGTTGTTTCAAGCGTGAAAGAAGTAAGTTCGCCAACTGCTGAACCACCTACTACTACTTCGCCCTCTTTGCCATGATGAACCGCCATTTTTTATTCTCCTATGTTAAAATTGTTTATATTATTTTTCTTCTTCATCGTCAATATCTTCCTCGTCATCTTCATCAAAATCTTCTTCTGAATCATCTTCCCAAGTCTCATCTTCTTCTTGGTCTCTAAGATCAGCAAGTAAATCTTTGACTTCTTCACACATCATTGATTCTTTGTCGTGCAATTTTTCAATGCTGTCTATTTTCTTTTCTATTTTATCTATTATTTTATCTTTTTTTGTCATTTGTTCTCCTTGTTTATGGTGTTCCAGCTTGGAACTCATAAGTACATCTTACAACCATTCTTATACCACCAATAGGAAACAATGTACCCTCGTCTGTTTCAACACTTACAACTTCTGTATCAAGTGCGTTGCTACTTCTTGTAATATCAGATTCTAAAGATGTTTCAATGGCTGTAATTAGTTCATTTCTTTTAGTGTCAATATTTGATTCTGCACCTTTAACAAATCCTAAGATTGCAAAATCTATTATACCTATTCTTGTTTTTGCACCACTACCTATTTCTTGATCTTCTCTTGTTTCTTCTGATGTTTGAACTATTACTGCTGGATATTGTTTGTCTGATAACTCGTCTAATTGAAATGGTTGTCTTGTAGCTTTCTTTATTGTTGGGCTACTTATACCTGATATAGTTGATAAAAGGTTTGATGCAATATTTTCTCGTACACTCATAATCTATTCATCTTTAATTGTTTTTCTATAAATCTATTGAACTGCTTACTTATAATCTTTTCTGTTCTATCATTAAAGCCAAAAAATTCTCTGTTTTTTGCTCCCATCATAACTTGATTAAATAATGCTCTTTTTCTCATTTCAGCATTACTAAATCCTAAAGATACTTGATGCTTACCTGTTTTGTTGCTTGTTAAACTTCCTAACATTCTTCCTGAATAGAATAAATCTACTGATGTTGGTTTCCCCTCTCTTTCTAATCTTTTAACATATTCAGGAGTATATGATGCAAATGGAGAATCATTTTTATCTACACCTTTTTTTGTTTTTGTTCTAATAATATCAACTAACTGAAACCCAGCTTGTTTAACACCTTTATCAATAATTTGTGGTAATTTTAATCTAAGTCTTTGAAATTTTTTAATTATTTCTTTTTCGTTTGATTGAATTTTAACATCAACTGCCATTATCTAGTCAATCTTCTAAATCCATGTAAAGGTTCTCTTTCAGCTACTTGTATAGTGCCATCTCCTGTCTCA